CGCTCTACCGATCCGCCGACGTCCTCGCCTGTCTCTCCCGTCTAGAGGCAGGCGAGGTTCCTGTACCCATCTACCGATGGCAATCATGCCTTGGCACCGACTCCCGCGCCGTCTCCCACCTGCTGCCCCTTAATGGCACCCGAGCCTACTGCGGCAAGACCGGCGAGTGGATGTCCCAAGCCAATGGCTCCGTGCAATGCTCACGCTGCCAAGGTGCAGCCAAATCAATTACCGTCGAACAACCATGACCGATCCAACCGAACCGCTGGCGCTGAACGCAACGGGGTCAGCATCCGCAAAGGAAAGTACAACGAGGAGACATACGGTAAACTGAAGTCACGCTTGAACCTTATCTCTGGCGGGAAGGAGAAGATGCCGTGGATGTACGGACTAGGGGAACTGTAAATTGACAGCAACCCGGTTTCCGTGGACTACTAAGCATGACAGCAGGACAACTCAGATTTGCAGCCGGGATCGCGGCAGGACTCGGGGTCACCGAATCCTATGCCAAGGCATTCCCGAAATCCAAGAACCCAGAAAAAGACAGCGCAAGACTCATGTCAGAACGCAACCCGGAAAAAGCCGGAATCACCGCTGAGATACAGAGACTCAGGATGAAAGCCGAGGACCGAGCCGGTGGTGTAGTCATGGACCTGATCGAAAAGCGCACGATCCTCGCCCAGATCGCCAGAGGCGCAGAGAAGGACAACGACCGGATCGCCGCCATCAGAGCAGACAACGAACTCGGGCCGGACGGCTCCGACAACAAGTTGATTATCACCATCAACCGGGTATGACCGTCACCCTGCCCCACAGGTTCGAGCCTCGACCGTATCAGCGGGGCATCATGCAAGCCATCTGCCAAGACGGCGTGAAGCGGGGCATCTGCGTGTGGCACCGAAGGGCGGGTAAAGACAAGACCTTCCTCAACATCATGGCCATCATGGCAGCGCAGAAGATGGGCAACTACGCCTACTTCTTCCCCACTGCCGTCCTCGGGCGCAAAGCCATGTGGGACAACATCGATGCCAACTCAGGCATGAAGGTGATCGACCACCTGCCGCCGGAGCTTGTGGCGAAGACAAACGAGCAGCAGATGAAGATCACGCTGGTCAATGGCAGCACGATCCAAATCCTCGGGACCGACACGCTCGACGTCGTTGGCGGCAACCCCATTGGCGTGATCTTCTCCGAGTCAGCCCAGCACAACCCACTGGCATGGGACTACATCCGTCCGATCCTGCGGGAGAACGGTGGGTGGTGCATCTTCAACGGAACGCCGCGAGGGAAGAACTGGTTCTATGACTTATTGGAGACGAACCGGGAGAACCCGGACTGGCATGTAGAGAGGCTCAGCGTGGAGGACACTGGAGCACTCAGTGCCGACGATGTGCAGGAGGAACGCCGCTCCGGCATGCGCGAGGAGATGATCCGGCAGGAGTACTACTGCGACTTTTCCATCGGCCTTATTGGTGCCATCTACGCTGATCTGCTGGACGAAGCGAGGGCCGACAACCGGATATCCAAGGACGTCGTCTGGGAGCGTGGATCGCTTGTCTGGACGGCATGGGACTTAGGGGCACCGGAGAACACTGCGGTCTGGTATTTTCAAGAGATCGGAGGGGAGATCAGGGTCATCGATCATGACAGCGGACTGCAACTTGGCACCGCACAACGAGTGGCCCACATGATCAAGAAGGGCTACAGCTACGCCGGTCACCTACTGCCGCACGATGCCGAGGCGACCCAGAAGAACTCCCTGTCGTTTAAGCAGGAATTGCAAAACGCTGGGTTGGCCAACATCCGGGTGGTGCCCCGCACTCAGAACATCTGGCACGGCATCAGCAGGATGCGCGAGGTGCTGCCCCGCTGCCGCTTTGCACTGCCGCAGTGCGCTGCCGGTATCAACGCACTGGAGTGGTACCACAGGCGCGAGGACAAGGCCAAGGGCTACATTGCCAATGAGCCGGTGCATGACTGGTCAAGCCATACGGCAGACGCCTTCCGCTACATTGGGGAAGCCATGCTGCAAGGGATGGTGGGCCGGAATAGTCTGGGGCATCAATTCTTTGCTCCTCCAACCGTGAAGAAATACAGTGCCTAGTCATGCATGGGGAATTATACCTGTTGCATTGCTAAATAGAGGTAGCTTATAAATGTAGGGTGAAGAAATCCACCCATGCAAAAGCCCGAGCACATCCGTGCCATCAGACCATTATTGATCTATTTCACTGCAACCCGGAAACGGGTGAGGTGATATGGAAGGTAAATAGAAAAGGTGGGGCATTTGCAGGTGACGTAGCTGGAGGGCTTGTAGGAAACTATTGGAGAATCTGCATTAATGGCCGGTTCTCCCAAAGGTCGGCGATTATCTGGTTTGCAGCCAATGGCTACTGGCCACCAAATGAAATTGATCACATCAATAGGAATTCTGCTGACGACCGAATTTGCAACCTGCGCTTGGCTACAAGCAATCAAAATAGCTACAATAAGGGACCATACAAGAACAACTCCTCTGGGGTTAAAGGGGCATATAAAGTCGGGAACCGATGGAGAGTTCAAATAACAATTGCCGGAAAACGCAAATTCCTTGGGGATTTTGACGCCATTGAAGACGCTGCACACGCCTACAGAGAGGCAGCAAGCATTCATCACGGGCAATTTGCCTGCGCTTCATGAATGCATGGGACAAAGCGGAAGAGATGACCGCCGCAGTTGGCGGATCAAGCTGGATTGAGGACGTCACCGCTCATTTAGCCAGTGGTGGCACTTTGATTGCATCAGATGATTTTGTGCTGCTTTTCCGTCCCGTCCGTAGCGATTGGCCCGAGGATAAATTAGACGATCCGTGGGAAATCGATACAGCAGGCGACGCATGGTACATCTGGCTCATGGTTGGTGACTTACGCAGAGTGGTTGGATTGGTTCGATCCGGCACTTGGCCGAGCAAGGATTGGCTTGCTTTTACGAGAAGGGGTAACCCAAAGTGGTATCAATTGGCCAACCTGATCAGCAAAATCGATGAAAAAACCCAACAACGACAAAGCCGTCAAGCAGCAGAAGCAGGCGAACCAGCAGTCGCAGAAGAACTTCAACACCCAGATGAAAATGATGCAGCAGCAGATGAAGCAGGCTGAAGCCGTCCAGTTGCCTACATACGAAGCGCCTGCTCCTAGTCCGACCCGGTCCAGTGCCGACGTTGCTGCCGCTGGGCGTGAGATGCGGATGAGTCGCCGCCGGAAGTATGGGTTCAATCAGAGCGTGACTCCGAGCGGAGTGCAGGGCATGGCATCAGGCATGGTGGCAAACAACCCTACCGCCATGCTGGGTGGCGCAACTAGCTACTAATGGACGCAAAAGCCGAGAAACTCTCCCTAGAGGCTGCACAGTTGCAGGCAGAAATGTCATGCTTCCAGAGCATCTGGCAGCAGTGCGCTGACCATGCATTGCCGCTCCGCAGGCTGGGCTTCACTCAGCAGGGCAGCAGTTTCACCGAGGACACTAGGCTACAGTCTGACGTTGCTGTCGATGCGCTCAATACGCTGGCAAGCGGCATGACCTCATGGGTCACCCCAAGCCAGCAAAACTGGTTCCAGTGGGAAGCCAACGAGTCAGTCAACGGCAGCGAGGCAGTCAACATGTGGCTTTCAGATTGCACCGCGAGAGCACACAAAGCACTAGCCAACAGCAACTTTTACCACGCTGTCCACCTCGGGTATCTGGACCTTGGTGCGTTTGGCACCGTTGGTTTGTCCGCCGAAGCCGGGAAGGATCGTCCGCTCAACTTCCGATGCTGGCACGCTGGCACATTTGCCTGTGCCGAGAACGACGAAGGAACCGTGGATCGCGTCTTCCGCTTCTTCACTCTTACTGCCAACCAAGCGGTTGAGCAGTTTGGAGATCAGGCACCTGCCGTCTGCATCAAGGACGTCGAAGGCAACAAGCGGCACACAAAGCACCAGTTTATCCATGCCGTGTACCCTCGGGACCGCAAGGACCGCAACCCTGCCGGTGGGCCAATGGGCATGCCGATTGCGTCTTGTTATCTGCACCAGCACAGCAAGACCATCGTCAAGGAAGACGGCTTTGAGTCGATGCCGGTGATGGTCTCCCGCTGGCTCAAGTGGAGCGAGGAATCGCCCTACGGAGTCTCCCCTGCGATGCTGTCAATTGCTGACATTCGCGGGAGCAACTACCTTGAAAGCCTGATGGCAGCAATGGCCAACCTGAAGGTCAATCCTCGGGTCATCACCAAGACCGGAGCCGTTGGCATGGTGGACCTTGGGCCGGGTGGAGTTACTCAGGTCAGCGACATGAGCGATGCCCCACAAGTCTGGGCCGATCCTTCCGACTACCGGGTGGGACTGGACCTCGTGAACCGGGTGGACACTCGCATCAAGCGGGCCTTCCACATGCCGCTGTTTGAGCAGTTCGCCAACCTTGAACGGCAAGTCACCGCCACCGAGGTCAGGGCACGGCAGGCAGAGCAATTGGCACGCATTTCACCGGCATTCACTCTGCTGACCACGGACTTGATCAATCCACTGCTGGAGCGTGTCTTCATGATCCTCTTCCAAGCGGGACGGTTCCCACAACCGCCGCAGGAAGCCTTCATTCAGGATGCCGCCGGTCAGTGGCGTTTGCTGTACCCTCAGACGATCCAGATCAGCCGGATGTCTCAAGCCATCGAAGCGCAAAAGGAGCAGGCGTTTGCCAGCACCATTGAGACGTTCTTCCCGCTGATTCAAGCCCAGCCAGAACTACTGGACGACTGGGACTTGTCTGCTGCACAGCGTGACATTGGTCGCGGCAAAGGAGTGCCTTCCAAGTACTTCCGATCCCTTGAGGACAAGGCTATGATGCAGCAGGCACGGGCAGAAGCTCAGCAAATGGCACAGCAGCAGGAAGCTATTACCGAGGCAGCAGTCAAGAACCCTGAACTGGCAATGCAAGCCGCAGGAGCAATGGGAGGCGCAGCGTAGTGGGCACCTTAACTCCACTTGAGCAGGCACTGTTCCAGACGATCCCGTTGGACGAGTTCGCCGCTGCCTGCCGCAGTGCGTTCTCCGGTCAGTCCGGCGTGATCCTGAAGAAGGCGCTGTGCTCCGTCGCGCATCCTTACTTTGCTCCGGTGGGCAAGGATGCTTTGGAGACCTACCGCAAGATTGGCCGCGCCGATGTGGTCAACCTGCTCCTGCGCTACAGCGAAGCAGAAGCCACCGCATCAACCATCCTTAACCATGAACCAACCATCACGCCAGAAACGGCCATACAACAGGAAGCCGGTAAGCCCTCCCGCAAAGCAAGACTACGAACCAGCGGAAGTGGGGCAACGCACGAGGGCACCGATCCCTCCGTGCCCACCGATGACTTTATCGGAGGGGACTAAGACCCCTGCCGTCGTCGAGTGGAAGGCCAAGTACGGCCACCTAATCTAACCAAAACCAACACAACCATGCCCGAAGAACTAGTACCCGTCGAACAGACAACCCCAGCCGCACCAGTTGCCGCCGCACCAGTGGATGCGCCATGGCAGCAATCCATTTTCACGCCGGACGGTCAGTTCGTGCCGGAGTGGCAGACCAAGCTTCCTGCCGACTACGAAGAGGATCGCGCCCTGCTTGCCAACTTCAAAGACCTCAAGGGAATCACCAAGAGCCTCAAGGAGAACATGACCGCAGCCAGGGCGAAGCCGCCCGGTCTGACCATTCCTGCCGCTGATGCTGCGCCGGAAGTACAGGCGGCATACCAGAGTGAACTCAAGAAGCTCTACGGAGTGCCAGAAACCGTTGATGGCTACAAGTTCGACAAGCCATCCGCGTTGCCTGACGGCGTTGAATGGAGCGACGACGCGGCCAAAGCCTTCGCCAACAAGGCGCACGAGCTTGGATTGACCCCTAAGCAGGCTCAAGCCTTGGTGCAGTATGACATGGACAGGCTGACTGGTGCGACGGCGTCACAGCAAGCGGAGGCGGCTCAATTGGCCGAGTACGAGCGGGGCGAGATGGCAAAACGCTGGGGCGACAAGGTGGACACTCACCTGTCCCTTGCTGCCCGGTTGGCGACCACGATGAATCTACCCAACGCACGGGAACTATTTGATCCCAAGTCCCCACTCTTTGCTGGAGTAGACATGACTGCTGCCTTCGCCCAGCTTGCCGGTCAACTCGGTGAGTCGAAACTGGTCAGTGGTGCAGCCGTTGCCAACCTCGGGCCGGAACAACTCGCCAAATCAATCATGGGAGACAAGAGCAACCCAGAGTACGAAGCCTTCCGCAACGCTAGTCACCCCAACTCGGCAGCAGTCCGAGCAAAGGTCGCTGCACTGTGGAAACAGGCATCACCAACTTGACGTCAATCGAATCAGGGCCGCTCTGGAAAGTTCCGGGGCGGCTCTTTTTCTGTCTTGCAATTGGAAATAAGGGTATCCCGTAGTGATGCACGACTGAGTCCCGGACATCCGGCTTAACTCTCCAAGTCGGCGCAGCAGATACGGCCCGAGACCGGCCTACCGGATGATGCAGCGAGATTGAAATTCTCACTCACATAACATCATGTCCGATTATTCTGCTTCACTCACGATCCCCGATCACTTCCGCCGACAGTTCTCCACCCAATGGGAAATGGAACTGCAACAAGCCAATCAGAAGTTCGCTTCTGCTGGCACCCTTGAATCCGCTTGGTCCTCCAAAGAATACGTTTGGACCGACCTTGATATCATCGAAGCTGCTGAGACCACTGGTCAACGCTTTGGCGACAGCAACCCGTCCGACGTTGGTGGTGGTAAGCGCAAAGGCTACCAGCGCCAGTTTGAAGTCGGCATCAAGCGCGACCAATGGGACAACCAGTGGCTCAACACCCAAGCCCTTCCTGATTCTGATATCATCATGAACATGAAGGCTGGCTTGAACCGCAAGATGGACTCCGTGTTCATCGAAGCCGCCACTGCCGCCAGCCTTGGTGGTGCCGATCCGTTCAACACCAGCATTGCCCTTCCTGCTACCTCTGAGATTGCAGTGAACTACGCTCTGACTGGTGCTGCCACCAACATTGGTCTGACCCCGTACAAGATTCTGGAAGCCGTAAAACGCTTTGAGACCGCTGAAGTGGACGTCGAGCAGGAAGAGCTTTACCTCGCCATCAGCCCTCGCCAGAAGCTGGACCTCGTCACTTTCGTTGCTGCCGCTCCGAACGACATCTGGGCCAAGATCGTTGGTCAGTGGCTCTCCGATAGCCAGACCGGCAAGCCGACCAAGCTGATGGGCTTTAACACCATCATCAGCAACCGTCTGTTCACCACTGGTAGCGCCAGCACCGACGTCCGCACCTGCGTTGCATTCACCAAGTCCGCCTTTAAGGTCTCTCCGATCTCCCAGCGACTTGAGATCGACAAGCTTCCCACCAAGCGCCATGCTCTCCAGATCATGAGCTACGCTGCTTTTGGTGCCGTTCGCGTGAAGGACGAAAAAGTGCAGGTCATCTACTGCGATGAGTCCCCTTAATCGCAAGCCATGAAACCCCTACCCCTTAACTAGAAAAACATCATGCCTTCTACCTTCTACTCTGATATTGAAACAAAGCGCCGCACACCATCCCTCTACACCGTCGTCGATCAAGCGGCAGTGGAGCAAGAAGTGCGCTACGCCAAGTTCCGCGTAACCCTTACTGGCACTGAGGACGCTGACAGCAATATCGTCCTTACCAGCCAACTTCCCGCTGACAACATTGAAATCATCCCAGAACTTTGCTTTAACCGCAAAGTGACTGGCACTTTTAGCATCACCAAAAAACTGCAAAAAGTAAACGCTGCCGGGACTGCTGCCGACTTGACCACTGCCGTGTCTTACACCGGAGCAGAAAAGGTCGCGTATGTGGCAAATGACGCCCTTATTCGTCCCGTCCTTGGCAAGACTGATGCCCTGCGTGTCTTCCTTACGGTGGTCACAACGACCAACGCCGGAGCCTCGTTCGACGTCGAGATCGCTTACCGCAAGAAGCGCTAAAATTGGTTCATTGGTTGGCCCCCGGCCTGGACTTGTGCCGGGTCGGGGGTTTTGCTATTTACGCTCATGACTGAAACGACACTCGCAAACCTTGCCCTCGGGCATATTGGAATGGCACGGATCGCAGACCTGTCAGAGAACACCGTGACGGCGGAGCATGTGCGCCGGATGTTTGACGCAGTGCGGGACAACCTCATGCGTGCGTACCCATGGAATTTCGCGGTGCGCCGGATGCAACTGACGGCATCTGCGACCGCTCCGGCGTTTGAATACACCTACGCTTATCCGTTGCCCAGCGACTGTCTCAGGGTGCTGGAGATCAACGGATGTCCTCCCGGCGTGGGTAGCGTGCCGTTTGAGGTCGAAGGCGCCGAGGTGCTGACCAACCTGACCACATGCAAGCTGCGATACCTGCGGCGAGTGGAGCAGGTCAGCCTGTGGGATGCCAACTTTTGTGAGTTCTTTGGCTACGAGCTTGCCAAGGCGATTGCTCCTTCCTTTACTCTCCAGACCTCTGCCATCCAGATGCTTGACGCACTGGCTGCACCGGCAAGGGCAAGGGCCGAGGAGACCAACGCCGCTGAGACCATGACAAGAGTCATCCCGTACCACGAGCGCATGGACTCCTACACCTCTGCCAGATACGGTGCTGGGTTCCCCAACTACCCTGATCCCGTCAACACTGAAATCTACCCATAATGGCACGGATACTAACCAATGCATTCAACGCCGGGGAACTTACGCCGGACCTGATGGGTCGCGTGGACCTTGAGTCGCTGAAGAAAGCCTGCCGGGTATGCCGGAACTTCCTTCCTCGGACGCTGGGCGGGGTGCGTCGTCGTCCGGGAATGCTGTATCTAGGGGAAGCCAAATACAACACGAAGCAGTGCCGGTTGCTGCCGTTCAACTTCAGCACCACATCCCGGTTCGTGTTGGAGCTTGGTGATGGATACCTGCGCTTCTGGAAGGACGGTGCCTTGGTGCTGTCTGGTGGCGTGCCGCTTGAGCTTGCCGCCCCATGGACCGAGGCGCAGCTATTTGGCATCCAGATGGTGCAGGTAAACAACCTGATCTTTTTCACTCATCCAAGCTTCCACCCACAGGAACTGCGCCGGGTATCCGACACCAGTTGGACGCTTGCTGACTTCGCTTGGAATTGGCCAGCAATGCGTGACCTGAACGACACGACCGGCACGATGCGGTGCTCCGTCATGACCGGCAGCGGCACTTTGACAAGCTCCGTTGCCCACTTCACCACCGAGAACGTGGGGAGCTACTACCAGATCACCCACCGCAGGGCAGTGGCTACAGAACAGCTTCCGCTGACGGCAACGGCTACTACAACGGCACTGCGGGTGCTGGGTGCGTGGGAGCTTTATACTTTTGGGAAATGGGCCGGAGAACTGTTCCTTGAGGTTCAAAAGGTGGACGGCACTTGGCAGACACTGCGGTCATGGGGCGCAGATAAGGATAACAACATCCAAGCCAATGGCACGGTAGACGTTGAGACGGCAATGCGGATGCGGTATGTTGCCGGTTCCCACACAGGCACTCCTGATCCTCGGGCCGAACTTGCTGCCATCGATCCATCAATCCATGGTCTGGTCAAGGTGACCGGCGTGACGTCATCGACTGTTGCCAACGTGACCGTCATCAAGGCACTGGAAGCCACCACCGCTACGCTCGACTGGGCAGAGGGCGCATGGTCTACCCGGCGCGGTTATCCTCGGGCTTGTGCAATCCACCAGCAACGACTGACGTTTGCAGGCAACGCCGCAGAACCGCAGAAGATTTGGGGCAGTGCCATCAACGACTTTAACAATTTCCAGCTTCTGGACTTTGAGGACTCGTCCTATGCTGTGCAGGTAGCAGCACAGGAAGCCAACCCGATTGTCTGGCTGGCTTCTCAGGAAGGGTTGATCGTAGGCACCGAGGGGGACGAGTGGCTGCTGGACAGCGGTGACGGCGTGATCTCGCCAACGAACCCACCGTACTCCAAGCGGAAAACCAAGTTTGGTAGTGCTGACCTACAGGCACAACTGGTGGGCAGCGTCGTCCTGTTCGTGCAGCGGGGGCGCAGGGCACTGCGTGAGTACGTCTTCGCCTTCGACGAGCAAGGGTACAAGGCACCGGACCTGACGCAGCTTTCCGAGCACATGACCAAGTCCGGGTTCAAACAATTCGGTTATGCACAGAACCCAGACAGCATCATCTGGGCAGTGACCAACGACGGCATGCTCCTGTCCTGCACCTACCGGCGGGAGTCTGAGGTGGTCGCATGGGCACAACATCCCACAAGTGGATTCGTGGAGTCAGTCTGTACAATCTATGGTGACAAGGATGCTGACGAGGTCTGGTTCTCTGTCCTGCGCGAGATTGACGGCGTGACCAAGCGGTTTATTGAGCGGTTCCCCCCGGACCACTGGACGACCGTGGACGACGGTGCAGATTACCGGGTGACTTTGACGTATTTGGACTCTGCGATCCGGCAAGAGATGGTCCTTCCAACACTTGTGGTCAGTGGGCTTGGGCACTTAGAAGGAGCGGTGGTCTCTGTCATCTTGGACGGTGCAGAGCAGGCACCACGCAAAGTGATTGGCGGGCAAATCACGTTGGACTACGACGACTTCCCAGGTGGTGGCGACCATGTGATTGTGGGACTTCCGTTCTTGTCCCGCATCCAGCCTTTCTTGTCCGATCTCCAACTACAGGACGGCACCGCGCAGGGATTGCAGCACCGCACCCCAGAACTTCGAGTCAGGCTGCACCTATCTGGTGCCATGTCCACAGGTGACAGCGACGTTGGCCCTTTCCGGCCCTTCCTGTTCCGCAACCCAAATCCAACGATGGACGCGGCAGTGCCGTTGTTCACTGGACTGACAGAACCCATTTACCACCAAGCCGGGTTCCTTGACGGCACAAACTTTGAAATTCGCACCGACAGTGCTCAGCCCTTGAATATTTTGATGGTGGTAGCCCATACTGGTATCTATGCACGATGATCTTCCTCACCTGACCGTCCGGCCTTATACGCCAGATGACGCGGTCATGGTTGCCGAGTGGTGGAACTGGCGCGAGTCCTCCACGTTTCCAGTGGCGATCCTTCCCCCACTTGGGGTGATTGTCTGCGACGAGTCCGGCCCAATGGTGGTGCTGTGGTGCTACGAGTGTTATGGCGTTGGCGTTGCCATGTTGGAGGGCGCAATCTCTCGTCCGAGCCTGTCCTTGGCGCAATCAACTGCGGCATTTAAGGTGGCAGTCCAAGCCTGCATTAGGTTGGCCGGGACGTCAGTTGAGCCACCGGCAGAGTTTAGAGTCTTCCGCGCAACCACATTGCCGTCCATTGCACGCATCCTGCGGCAGATGGGCTTTGAGTCCGGCGAGACCCAGTACGTCTCCTCAATCTTTTACAATCCAAATTAATGGCACTTAATCCAGCAACAGTTGCTGCAATTACAAAAATTGGGGGCACTATTTTTAAAGTGGGATCGGTGGTCGCTACCGGCGTTGGTGCGGGGGTATCTTATCAAGCCAGCCAAAACGCTGCTGCAACAAACGCTCAGTTTGCGTTGATGAACGCCCAAGCCGCCACACAGGGAGCGCAGCAACAGGGCAGCATGCAGGCAGCACAGGCGCAGCTTGAGGCAATCAAGCAGGGTAAGGCACAGCAAGCCGCCTACGCCAACGCAGCAGGGATCAGGGCACAGACAGAGCGGGAGAGCGGCAACGCGCAGAATAACATCCGCAGGAGCAGGGAAGACTTTGCCAGAATGCTGGCCCAACAGCGTGCAGCTACCGCATCCCGAGGCATCGTGGACACAACTGGATCGCCACTGGAACTGCTGGTCAAAGGTGCCGAGACACAAGCCTTGGCCGAAGAGGAGATGCGCTACGCCGACGAGATTTCCCGCCGTCAGGGCTTCCGTTCCGCTGATCTGGAAACGATCCGGGGCGAGACCGCAGGCATCGACGTTGGCATGAGCTTGCTTGCTGCTGCTGCGGCACGGAACAACGCTGCCATGGGAGCAAGTCAGGCACGCTTGAACCTCTTTGGCGAACGAGCGCAGTCTGCTGGCATGCGCTCAGCCGCAACTGGCAACCTGATCTCTGGCATTGGCGGCATGGCGCGGGATGCTTATTCCTACCGCCGGACCACCAGCACTCCCTACAAGGGCTACAAAGATTCGACTCCAATTCGCAACATAAGCGACACCATCATTTGATATGGCAAGAGGCATCCCCATCCCCTACGAGCAACTCCCCAAGACCACGACCAACCTCGGGGGATTCCAGAAATCTGCCGGGATTGAAGGTCTAAGCACCGACAACTCCGCATCCATTCGTGCAGCAGGTGCCGTTGCCCAAGTCGATCCGCGAGGGTTTATCGTTGCCGAGCAGCAAGTGGGTGCCATTGGGCAGGCTATTGCCGGTGAAGGCGCGGCAATTACCAACCTCTTGATTGAACGGAACAAATCCATCAATCACTTAAAGGAACTGGATGCAGCCGAGGCAATGGAACTGGAAGAGCAAGCCATTGCCGCAGACATTGCAGTTGAGCCAGACACCACAAAGTGGATCGGAATTGCGGAAGGACGCATGAAGTCATTGAACGAGTCATTGCTGAAGCAAGACTTATCTCCTGACGCAAGGATGGCAATTAGTACTCGGCTGGAGCGGTGGTCTAAGCGGCAAGCGACTGCCACTCAAATATCCTCAGCAAGCAAAGTGTTTGAGCTTGAGAGCGAGAAAATGGAAGGTGCGCTGATCCGAGCATTTGATAAGGGCGACATGGCAACGGCTCTAGGCATTGGGCAAAACATGCGTGACACTGGACGATGGAGTGAGTCCAAGCTGGCGACCATTGAGGGCAAGATGAAGGATCGGGCAGAATACAACATCAAGAAAGCCAAGGCAGATGCTTTTGATGCCGCCGAGGACACTGCAATCAAGGCAGCAACGGAAGGCGGGGAAGAGGCAACCATTAAAGCCTTGGACAGCGGCGCTTTCGGAACACATAGCCCATCCAATCTTGAGCGTCTGCGATCCGCAATCAAGCAAACGTCTAATGGACGGGCTTCTGAGGTGATTGACGACGTAGCCAATGGCATTGTTGGCAACGTTTACAGCACCGACGAGCACATTGATGCATACGAGAGCGTTCACTTTACGCCTGCCCTGCGGCAAAAAGCCAAAGACATGCTCAAAAACCGCAACGCACAGGCAGAGGCGTTGGACCGTGAGACAAATGGAGTAAGAAACGCAGTAGAAATGCGGCAGAAGGTCAAAGACTACAACCCAAGTCAAGACCCAGACCGCACCAAATATTTTGAACTGGTCAAGGACATTGGGACACGGGTCACGCAAAGCAGTGCAGGCGAGATTACTGGTGAACTCTACAGGAAGTATGGCGCACTGCCGCCAAAGGGATCGGTTCGTCCTGAGATTCAGCAAAACGTCAGCAAGTCACTGGACGTTCTGTTTGACTCCGAAACCGGAGCCGTGCCGTGGAGGACTAAAGTTCCCAAGCTTGGTTCTGATGGAAAGCCTACCAGTGAGATGGTCTTCAAGGACGATCCTGTGGCGAAACAGAATGCGCTGAATGCACAGACGGTCATTGAGATGAAAATGAATGACTGGTTCCGAGACAACCCGAACGAGGCAAACAGTCTTCCTGCTGTGAAGTTGCAACTGAGGACGCTTATTCCAGAAGGCACTAGGATGGGAGCGTTTGAGAACATGATGCGAGACTACAAGCCAGTGAGCGCAACCCCTCCAAACTTGGGAGCACAGGGAGATGTTGGGCCAAGTGGTCCGTCAGGCGCATTGGACGAGACCTTAGTTGATGCCGTTAAAGAAATGGAGTCGTTTATCCCAGAAGCTTACGGAGACTACAAGCAGACTTCCGTAGGTTACGGAACACGGGCAAAGTCTGAAGGCGAAGTGCTGAGTAAAGAAGAGGCAGACGCTAGATTGCGTGAGGAATTGTCCATGCACGCAGGAAGAATTGATGGCGCGGCACAAAAGGCTGGGGTGACTTTGTCAGACAACCAACGCAACGCTTTGATTTCTTTTGACTTCAACACCGGGCGTGGCGGCTACTTGCTTGAGACAAGCAACGGAGACATGAAGGAAGTAAAACGCCGACTGCTGCTTTACACCAAAGCAGGAGGTGAGGAGTTGAAAGGCTTGGTGAACCGGCGTAAACGTGAGGCAGCACTTTTTGACCAATGAACGAAATTGACTCTGAAAACATCGTCCTGAATTTTGACAACTGGCTGGGCGGATTACCTCCCGACCGACGCGCAGGAATTGACGCGCACTTGAAGGCTTCCGGTCCATTGATCGAACAGGAAAAGAAACGGCTGGCTTCCATGGCGGCAGTGGCACTGGATACCGGGCTTGATCCTTTACTGGTCAATGAGCGATGGGATACCGTGCGTGCAGGTTATGCAGAGAAGATGGCAGAGAACAGTTACAGTCGTCTGGGTGACGAGTCTGGCGGAGAATGGATGGCGGCAAAAGATGACGAGGATGCATTTTACGGGCAAATGTCCAAAGCCCTTACGAAGCGCAAGGACTACCGTGGGTATGCTGAATACTTCAGCGGTGATGCATCAAAGTCTGCATTAGTAATGAAGGAAAAGGATCGCTTTGCTGAAGTGGACCGCATCAATGCGGACGCGCAAGCTTTGCCAGGCATGGATGAAATGGATGCAAAGGACTTGCTGCATCACTGGGTTGATGTGCGGATGCGGCTTGAGGAAAGAGCGGCACCATTGCGTCCACTGGCGCGGGAGATTTACGGCATGCTTTCAAAGGGCAAAGAGGATCGGCTCAGTGGTGATTCGCAGGCAGGGATTGAAGGGGCGATTGATCAATTGGCAATGCTGGGCACTGAAGACCGGGGCATGGTGATTGCGATGCTTAAATCAGAGGGCGGCACCGACATGACCGGAGCCGTGATTGACAAGGCGTTGGTAAGCGCACAACGCGGATTAATTGGGCAACTGCGTGGATATGCATCTAATGCTGACCGTGGCGCAATGTTGCTGGCAAAGTCTGAACTAAACCAAGGAGGCGGGCTTGTGATTAGGGATGGAGAAACTGTAGAGCAAGCTGTTTCCCGTCGTTTGATTGCGGCAAACACCGGCACTGGTTTAATGCTTGGGCCTTATGCCGGAATTGCTGGAGCGTTTGCTGGTGGACGGAATGCATCCGAAGCAGAGGTGCAAAAAGCACGGGACATTTTAGATGCAAAAATCACTAGGAACGAAACTGCCCAGCAGGCAATTGGCATTTTAGAAGGCACAATTGATCCAGTAAAGCCAGAGAACACAACCCTTGGCCGATTCGTTCAACGCACTGCCATTGACGTTGGAACGTCTTTTGGAGCAATGGCTCCGATCATACTCCCGCAGGTTGGATTTATTATCGCACAAGGCGGATATGCTGACGAGGAATATCAGAGGCTGCGCGAGGAAGGCAACGATCCTGCAACGGCTCAAATGGCTTCACAAATCACCGGAGCGGTGCAAGCTGGTATTGAGCGTGCCGTGTACTTGTTTAACTTTGTGCCAACGTCAACAATTGCACGACTGACTGCGGCAAAGGCTGGCAGCAAGGTGATGGGGGTGGGTCCGGCGCTTGAGACCTCGACCACGTTCCGGGTGCTGTCTAAGATGGGGACCATTCAAGCAGCAGAATACGGAGAAGAAATAGGGCAAGCTGCGGCACCTATACTTACTGGACTGCTTGGTGAGAAGCTTGGGTGGAACATGGCAGAGCAGAGCAAGTTCCAAGGTGAGATTTCCCAATTCAAGGAAGAAGGCGGGTTCTGGCGACCTGAAGTATTCTTGACAGTTATGGCACTGTCCGTGTTTGGTGGCGGTTACAGTGGCATCAAAAGCTCAAGACGGGCACAGGAAGCGTTGACCGAAATGCTTGGTGATCAGACAAAGCTTGAGGCTTTTGGCATCACTCCAGCCAAGGCTGCGGAGATCGTTGCCATGCCGGAAGCAGAGCGGAAGGCAGCATACTTTGCCGAATACCCAAACCGGAACGTGCAAACGCCGGGTGCTATTGCCGCGCAGCAGCAGGTAGCTGCACAGGTCGATGCTCAGATGGCGCAGGGGCAGGTTGAACTGAACGAGATGAAGACGGCAGGGGTGAGCATTACACGCACCACTAATGGGTTTAATGTAGTAGACGACACGGACGGCACTGCCATCCCGCACACTACTGCCGAGGAGGCAATGACGACGGTGCGGTCCATTGTTAAGGCACGGGGTATGGCCCGCGAGGAGACGTTCCTTGACGCATTGGGAGAGTTTACCAGCATGATGCAGCCGGGACGCACAATCCAGCTTTCCAATAAATCTGGGTCTTTGTTGCAGGAACTTGAGGACGCGACCACCCAGAACAAAGAGCAGTGGGTGGAATCGATCTGGGACCGGGCCGATCAGGAGCGCAAGAAAGCGGGCATGGAGGTGCTGGAGCGCGACAAGAACAACCCAGACAGTGCTGCGGCATTGGACGGAATGATTGTGCTGGGACGATCCAAGACCGAGGCAAAGGGCAACGTGGCAAAGTCCATCTCGCTCGTATTTCGGGAGGGGCGGACGTTGGACCTTGTCGAGGAGCAGGCAGAAAACGATTTGCGGGAAGCGGTCATTGCTGGCAACACAAGTCTGGAAACAATGCGTGGCATTATTGAGCGCATTGAGAAGTCTACCGGGGACAAGTACCTGCTCGACAACACGGAGACGGGGATCACCGAAGCATGGTCTTCTCTGGTCCGCTTGTACACCACCGGCACCCGTAAAGGTAAAGGCAACAAGATCACCGCAGGGGCACGGTCTGAGATGGCTTCCAGCATCCGTTCCGAGCGGCAGAGACTGCGATCCGCTGAAGCGGCAGGAGTCACGCCTTCCGCCTTTGCCAAGATGCGCGAGTATCTCGACTACCTCAAAGGCATCATGGGTCAGGTGTACCGGCTACAAAAAGCCAGAGACGCAGGACTGCTTGACGATCTAGAAGCAATGATCCGCGAGTCTGTAGGATTGAAAGAGCAGGACGCACTGGAGGCGAAGGTGGCGGAAGCGGTGCCGACTACCTACAACCTAGAGACCGGGCAGGGAACCAGCACGTTTGGGTACTCAGTCAGTCCCTTGCCTTCCGTTGAATCGTTTGCAGCACAGGACACCGACACCCAAATGTCGTATTCAATCAGTCCACTGATTTACGACCACAACAAGGAACTGCGTCGTCCTAAGCCACTGAAGGAAGCGATCAATAATGAGTACACCACCACGCGAAAGGACAACATCCTCTACCGTCCAGACCGTTACTACCGGGTAATTGACGACAACGCTTGGGCAGACTTCCAGAACATTGGCTACTTCCGTCCAAACCCAAATTCAAAAGTGAACGACATGGGCGGTTACCCTGTGTTGTATGCAGCCACCGGAGGACAGGCGGCAAGATACAAGGGCCGCTATGTCTTGGAGGTTAATCCCGTGGAAGGTCAATGGACTAAGACGAGTGAAGTAAGCGGATACGTCACCGCTGAGATTGGAAGCGTCACCAAAGACTCTGCCGTTCGGGTATTTGAAAAGCAGGCAGACGGAACCTACAAGGTGGTGCTGGACAACATTGGCGACCAAGCGTTGTTTGATCCAACCGAGCAAGCAGACGCAACCGGCTACTCAATCAGCACCAAGCGGGACGCAGACTACATGGCAGCGGTTGAATCCGGTGATGTAGCTACCCAGCAGGCGTTGGTCGATGAGGCGGCGAAGGCGGCGGGGTATAATGTTGCGGCATGGCATGGCACTCCGAGCGGAGGGTTTGTCACTTTCAATACGCAACGAAACACAATTAACACAAAGTCTGGAAACACTGCTGATCCAAATACATTCCTTGGGGCGCATTTTGCAGAAGAAGAATCCGTTGCTCGTCGATTTATGGACGAACTTTATGGGGCTAAAGATGCACCTACAAATCCGCAGCTTTACGGAGTTTACCTTCGCATCACAAATCCACTTGGTGGTGATGCTTTAGCCCCCGGCAACATCCAAGAAACCAAACGGATTCTCGCAGACCATGGACCTAAAGTAACGGCGTTGGCAGAAGAGCTAAAAATTGCCAATGACGATCTGTACAATAAAACCGCAAATGCCAAAATTGACGTCCCGGTTGAAATCCTAGAACAACAAGGGATCACCGCTTGGGTGGATGAAAAGAAAAAACGGGAAAGACAAGCCTTCCCAGAGGAGTTTGCCAAAGTTGAAGAAATTACTGCGCGATTAGATCAACTAAAGAAAAGCCTTAATCCTAAAAGCGAAGTCACGTTGCCAAATGGAAAGGTTATCGAACTGGAAGGACCACGGGGACTTGTAGGAGAAAACCAGTTTGGGATGGATATTTTAAGTGACGTACCTACTGGTCGAAACGCTGAAGCAGAAAAAAGCAAATCTGCGGATCGTGCGTGGAGACAGAGCGTTGGAAGATCAATGCGGAAGAATTTTGACGCATCTGGCTTTGATGCGATCCTTTACAATAATGCAGTTGAGGGTGGCGTTTCAATAATTATTCCAAGCCCCAACCAAATCAAATCCGCCGACCCAATCACCTACGACGATCAGGGCAACGTCATCCCGCTGAGCCAGCGGTTCAATCCTGAGTCCGAGAACATTGGGTACTCGATTGCTCCCACTTCCAAGGAGCAAGCCAAACAAGAAGAGAAGAGACAAAAGGAAATTGCTGCCGGGAATAGGATTGCCAGCGTGTTAAATGGGCAGGGGCATCCCACTGGTCCGACTGTTGCCGCCAATGAAGTGGCTGACGCAAAAGAGGTGCCGACAATGATTCCTAAGAAATACATTGGAAAAAGGTTTTTCCTTGCTATGGCTGACTTGCTGGGAGCATCTGGAAGCGTTCGTGGAGTACCTATGCAAGGTGGCGCAGGTTACCCTTTGATGCATTATGTAAAAGGTTCTGAAGAAACAACTGCCGCGTGGGCATCTTCGCGTGATGGAGTAATTGCTTTACTCCGCGACATGGTCAAAACCGGCGTTATTTGGAAGGACGAAAAGACCGGGCGACACTATGCCCTGCTTGCTCCCAACGCAATGGATCAGGAGACTCACAAATCCAACGCCAACAACGGCATGGTTTTTGTAGCTGACATGGCGCATGCCATCAGCACTGAAGTAATCAACCCAGAGGACAACCAAAAATTACTGACTCTTATTAGAGGCAGAAGCAAGGCACTCAATAATTTCCCTGATTTTACCAATCCAGACGCTCCAATCGTATTTGGACGCTTGAGCTTTGAAAACAGGGCAGAGGTGGTTGACGTTACCCAATCTGCCGAAGCAATTGCTCTTGGGTCTCCTTCTGCCGCCAGAACGCTATTGAGCACCCGTGACGCTTCATATCATGGAGTAGAGCCGGGATCGATGTTGTCGATGCTGCTTATCGATATCGACCGAATGGCAACGCAAGTTGACGGCAACTGGGTGCTACGCAACGACCTTGGTGCTTCAAACTTTGGCGTTCCAGAACACATGTCTTACGACACAATTATTCCTGGCCGAATGATTGCCCACTTCAGAACACCCATTCCTTTGGATGTTGCAATTCCGGGCATGATTACGGAATTTAAGGCAGCGTCTGATGCCGTTAATGCAGAAAAGATTAAGAAGGGGGAAAAACCGGGGGCAATGGGGCGTCCTGCTTTTCTGCTCACAAGAATGCCAAAAGGAATTAATGGTCAATTACTCACTGAAGAATTGTTTGCGGACATTGAGTCAGTTCAAAAACTTGGTGAAATGGGAGTCAATCCACCTGCTATCCGAGCATTTACTGAAGCGGTAGAAGGCACTTGGAGCACCATTACAAAAAGAAGCACCAAAGGACTGGCGGAGTTCTTATACATGCAGGCCCGATCAGAGGCGGCAAACACAATGCGCCAGTATTCTAAAGCGGAAATGCAGGAACTGGTCAAAGCCGGAACCGTTGAACTGTACACCCTTGGCAAGCAAGTAGGTGATCGTGACGTTGGTTTTTCAGTTCACTTGATGCCGGACGGAACTCGGGAACTTCGATCCGTGATTAACAATACCGGCGTGAAGGGGATGCTTCCATTAATCGTGGCGCGGGCCATTGAGGCAGGAGCAAACCGCTTGGAAGTCTACGCCGTACCAACCGCAGCTAATCCAAACGGAGTGCTACCAGAGGCGTTTGCAAAGCACGGTTGGACTGCTCCGCAAGACAGGGAAGGCAATCGCATTGTAATACCGTACGACCGCAACAAGCTTGGAAAGACTGAGACAGAACGAGCGCACAAAGAAGCTGCCCTAAAGGATTATTGGACGTCGCAAGGTTGGGATGGACAAAAGATGCCGGATCGGGTAATCATGTCCCATGGAGGAATCAGAACAGAAACTATTGCGGACGAGGTTGGACAACGTGTGTACGACGAATCGAATGCGGGCACTTGGGCCACTTCAGAACCAACTCCTGAGGAAATTCGTGGGCCAATCGGTGACGGAGTACAGGGGGATGTCCCCGCCGGAGGAAGTGCTGGAGGGACTATTGGTGGACGTCGAGCAGTCGTACCCCGAGGAGCTAATACCACTCTCGAAACTCTTACCTCCACAAAGCTGACTCCCGCGCAATTGCGGACGCTTGGGCTTGATACAGACAGATTTGAAGCACTAAAGCAAGCTGTCGCTGCTGGCACAGGCTACAGCATAACCACCGCAGCCGGTCTTGAGAACATCAAGGCGCAACTGGACAAGGTCGCCATTGATCCTGACGTCCGGTTCAAGATGATGCAGAGGGCATCAGAGAACTTGGGCAGAATGGCGCGGGACATTGGCTTCCGTGACGACGTAGCGACCGCAGCAAACGATGCTGGGATGGCTCAAATGGAGCAGCAGCAGGCGACTGCCTTGGCTGGGGTGGTGGATCGTTACAGTGCGGAGGAGCAGCAGAGACTGCGTGCAGACGAGGAGGCACTCAAGGAACTGAAGGTAAAGCATGAGACTGCACTGCAAGACCTGAGCGTGAAGGCAGACATTGAGGCTGGAGGCGCACAGGCAGACGGATGGACGGCAGACCAGAAGGATGCGCTGAAGGTCAGGCAGAGGCTGGAGCAGACCACGCTCCAAGCACAGCAGCGTGCGGAGAAGTTGGCACTGGAGACCAAGCAGCAGAAGGCAACGGACGCGGCAAGGGCCAAGGAGCAGCAAGAGGTCAAGCTTCTGAAGCAGGAACAAGCAGCGCAACGCAAAGCCAACGCTCAAAAGACTGGCGAACGTGAGCAACGCGCTACGATGCTGGATTATCTTGCCGCACTGGACACGATCCTGATGCCGTTCCCTGCCGAGGTTCGCAACAAAGTTGGCGGGTTTGTGTCCCTTGCTGGATTGCGGACGAACGCATCCATGGAGAAATACCTAAAGGACCGGGTGGAGAAGCTTAACAACGCAGTCGAGAACTACCTACGCAAAGACTACGTCGAGCAGATCAAAGACCTGATCAAGAAGGGCGATGCCAAGCGTGCGAGTGGCAAGAAACCCGGCGGCAAGCTGGGTGCTGAAGGACACGTTCTGTTTGATGCGGTGAAGGCTGCGGCTGGCATGTCCGAGGAGGAGACAAACAAGGCAATCATGGAACTCAGTGATGCCATTGAGAAGGCACGCATGGACGATCCTGACGCGGTGCCGGTGCTGGCTGAGAAGCTGCAAGCTGCGGTGATGTTTGGCGACCTGAACGGAAAGACCCGGACGGCACGGGACTTGGCCAACGCATTGACTTGGCTAAAAGAAAACTACAAACGGGAGCGGACTAAGTGGCGCATCAAGGAAGAGAACCGCTTAAACGAGAATACCCGGCTTGCTAACGGCGGAGTGGATGCGCTTGATGGACCTACCACCGACTCAGACCGGCTTAACTCGACCAGTGAGCTTGGAGAGTTCCGCGCCGGATCGTCAGGATTTAGCGGGGCCATGCGGGCATTGTTTGGGAAGGACTCCGAGTTGTTCAAGCGGTGGACGGCAGCTTCACGGAAGGCAATCATTAAACGCACCATTGAGTTCCAAGCCTTGCAGAAAGACTGGCGCGACCTGAAGGACCGGCTTTACGGCAAGGGCTGGAAAGGTGATCGGAAGTTGTACGACGACATTGTCGAACCTGTGGAGAAGTCCGGGGTGCTGATCACGGACAAAATGAAGAAGTCCCGCGAGACGATTCCGGTCAATACTGCCGAGAACATCCTTGCCGGGAAGGCACCGGAACTGGCAGAACAATACACCGACGCAGAGAAGGCAGAGATGCGAGTAGCACTGGATGCCAACATCCTTGAGAAGCGACCGAAGGACACGATCTCTTTGACCAAGATCAGCGGCAGCACGGTGGGCAGCGAGATCATGCTCTCCCAAGGGCAGGCTATGCACATATCCCTCATGTGGCGGCAGGCGCAGGGACGGGCACCAATGGAGGCGCACGGGTACACCGAGGAGACGATTACCCAGGTGGAAGCGTTCATGTCGCCCGAAGCTAAAGCCATCCGCGACTGGATCGCTTCCCGGTACACCAACGAATGGGGAGACCTGAATGCAGTCTTTGCCGGAATGTTTGGCGTGAACCTGCCGCAAATTGAGAACTACTCACCGCTGAAATTCTGGAGTCAGCAGAGGAAAGAGCTTGCCAATCCTGACCCGAGTGGTGGGCCGATCATGGCACAGGGCGGGATGAGCACCGGCATGCTCAAGGAACGTGTTGAAAAGCACGGAGCAGAACCCCGGATCGTGAATGCCATAGACGTCTTCTTTGATCACATGCGGCAGGTGGCCCACTTCAAAGCCTTTGCTGAGCTTGCACGGGAGATGCGGGGCGTGATGAGCAAACCGGAAATCCGGCGATCACTTGCCGTTAAGCACGGTAAGATCGGCACAGAACTGATGGACAAGTGGATGGATGCCATGGAGCAGGGCGGCTTGACCCAGAAACCCGGATGGTTTGAAAGCCAACTGTCCAACATGGGAGGGGCACGGGCAGTCGCAGTCTTGGCGTGGAATTTCAAGTCCGCATTCACCAACGTCCTGAACCTGCTTGGCATGGCTCGCAAGATGCCGCCGGATCAATACCTAAAAGGGATCGTCCGGTTGTTTGGCGGACGCTTGAACTGGTGGGTTGGTAAAGGCTCCGTCTTCCAAAGCAGCGAGATCATCCAACGCCGCATCAATAGCGGGATGAGTCCCGAAATGCAGGCAGGCATGGCTCGGATAGCAACGATGCGTCCCGGTGCGTTGAAGGCATTTATGGAGGGAGGCATGGCCCTTCACGCATACAGTGACGCAATCTTCACCAGTGGTTCCGTTGCCATTGCCTACGATTTCCATCTACGGGAGTTCCTCAAGGATGGCATTGCCCCAGAGGAAGCTCAGAGGATGGCACTGGCAGCGACCGAGCAGTCGATTGCTGACGTCACCCAGCCCACCGAGTTCCTCGACAAGAGCACCGTGGAGATGGAGCGCAACGCCATGGCGCGGGCGATCTTCTCCTTCCAGTCCGATCCCCGGCAGAAGATGGCACTTCAGATGGAAGCCTACGCTGAGAAGGATTGGGGGCGGCTTGTTAAACTTGTGATCGTTGACCATGTGGTTACCGGCTTGATCATGCAGACGATCACCAACGCATGGCGCGATGCCAACGACGACGACGATGGCGACGACGTCTTTGATCCGCTGCACTGGCAGTTGTCTGACTACCTCATTGCTGCGGCAATCGGGCCATGGTCTGCACTGCCAATGTTTGGACCTGCCATCGATGCCGTTGGCGCTGCCTTCAAGAGCGGTCCAGCAATCAATGAGAGCATCCTGACCTCTGCCGGATCGTGGGCAGGGCGCGGGGTGCGAATGGTCACCTCAGAGAAGGGCAAGGTCGAGCCTTACGAGATGACCTCGGACGTCATCCGAGGCACGGCAATTGGCACTGCGATCATGACCGGCGATGCCCGGTTTGCTGTAGTGGCACGGGTGGGATCGACTGCCTTTGACTTGCTCGACAACTACATTGAAACCGAGGAGGAATCCATCTCGCACGAACTCAAGATGCGCCGACTGAAGGACAAGGAGTTAAATCCGCCTGCCGAGAAGACTGCCGAGGAGGAAGCCCAAGCCAAGGTGGACAAGGCGGCAAAGAACCTGCGGGAACTGGAGCGACTACGCGAGGAGCAGAAGGGCAAGTAGTCGAGGATTTCCGTCTTGATTTCCTCCGGCGAGGTAACCCGTAGTCTCCCCCATGGCACTGGATACTGAGCTACGAGCAATCACCTACGCTGGCAACGCCTCTACGTCGCTCCGTTATGACATCACGTTCCCGTATCTGGAAGCTGCTGACGTCAGAGTACAAGTCCAAGCAACTGGCGCAGCAACGCCAACGGTGCTGACCACGGCACAGTACACGGTCCACGAACCAGTTGGTGCGTCCGCATATGTGACCACTGCTGCTGCATACCCGTCAACCACCACCGTCCAAATCTTCCGGTTTCTAAACTACTTGCAGCCGTTGGTTTTGCCCGAAGGCGGCAAACTTTCCAGCGTGACCTTGGAGCAGTCACTGGATCGTCTGACCATGTTGGCTGCACAGGCTGGCGACGGTGGGTTTTCTCTGCCATCTGAGGGAGTGATGGACACAGCAATTTGGGCCAACGACGTGGCAAGGACCACCGAGATACCAAAACGACTTGGCCAGCTTGGGGTGCAGACCAACAACAACACCGTTTACATTGCCCAAAGTTTGGCGGCTGGTGACTGGACGATTTACCCCAACCCGGCGGACGAAGTGCTGACCCAAGCAGAAGGCGATGATCGATACGTTTCCCGTGGCAGTGTTGGGGTGACCGTGGCTGAGCGGACTGGTATTTACTGGCACGGACAGTCTCTTTCTGTGGGGGCAGACGGCAATCCAATTGCCCACATCTCTGCGGTGCATAACCACCTTACTTTTGCAACAGGTCCAAACAATCCAGTTGGAGCAGCACTTGATTCGTCTGCTGCATTGTTTGAGCGTCCCGTAAGCAACCAAGGAGAAACGCCATGTAGTTCCATGGCTTCCGGCATTACGCAGCGGAGGCTGGCGATTGGTGAGGATGATCTGGTTGTGTTTTCTGCCACTGCTGGCGTTGGTGGTTCATCAATTACCGGGCTGGTTTATGGCACTGCTCCGTACACCCGGCTTGTTTCCTACGACACAAATGCACGGGAACTGGCAGTTGCCGCTGGCAAGACGTACACCACGTCTGCCGTCTGCTGGCTACAGGGCGAGACTGATGCCGCCGCGAGCATGAGTCAGTCCACTTACTTTGCTGCCTTCTCCGGCTTGGCCAACCGAATCACGTTGGACATGGCAGCGGTGACCTTGACGTACCAAACGACCGCATACATCACGACGTCAAACGGCGTGGCGTTGGCGCAACTACAAGCGGACTCGTTGGACAACGTACATCTGGTCACGCCAATCTATTTCGTGCCATTAGCTCCTGGGTCAAACATCCACCCATCTGCGGCGGGTTACCAAGAGATCGGATTCCGGTTTGCGCGAGCATGGTCTGACTTGTTGGAGCGTCGCCAAGTGCAGCGTATCCGGTTCGTTGAAGCGGTGCAGGAAGGTGCGTTGCGGGTGGTGGTTTACTTTGATGTGCCGACCGCTCCGTTGGTGCTGAACACGACTCGGGTTCCTGCACTAACTAATCATGGGTTCAAGCTTGTTGATACGACCGGCACCGTGCCATTTACGTCAATCACGATCAGTGGAACAAAAGTTATCTTCTTGGCTTCCCGGGCAATTACTGGTGCCCTTCAAGTCCGGTACGGCTTGGACTATACCATGAGCACATGGATCAACGGAGCTGGTGGCAACCTTACCGACAGCACCACGGACAGCGTCTGGATCAACGGAACACAGCAAGTGCTGCAACACTGGTGCCCAGCATTTACAGCAACAGCAACGCGCATCGATAGCCCTAATTTCCCGCAACCTACCGCCGGACCTGAAACAACCGCATGGGAACACTGGGTGCTGAACACCAACTCGTCCAGTTTGACAGGCATCGTAAACACACGGACGCTGACTCCAGTAACTACGGTGAACTACAACGCCAATGCAGTGGTTTGCCCTGCTGGTCTGGCTGGATACATTAATGGATTGACAACAACATTGGCTGACCGGGCAAACTATACCATTGGGATTGTCTTCAAGCGTCCAGTCGATACGGCTGGGGATTATGTTCTCATTGCTGGTACAAACCGTATCGTTACAGAAGACGGTGCTGGTATTTTGGCATACGGAAGCACCCCGCTGCAATTGACAGTTTCTTCGCCGGGAGTGTCGTTTGGTCGCCTTTGGGCAGATGGAGCAGTGGTAGTTGGTGATTGGGTATGGGCTGCATTTACCAGCAACGCAGGCAAGGTTGGTGGAATGATTGGTGGAGGTAGCTTCCTTGAAGACGCTACGGTACGCACCGTATCCACGAGAAACATTGGGGTGGGCAATTGCTATGTGCCATTTAGTAACACCGATAACCTTTTGGAAATTGCCGAGGTCGTCCTGTTTGATTCCACTCTGACCCCAACCCAACTCAACGAATTGTACGCCAGATCGCAAAGCCGACTGTTGGCCCGAGGCTTGACCATCTAATCTGACAAACCATGGAAATTGCCGATCCACTTGTCATCACCGCGATTGGTTCCCTGACCGGAGCAATCGTCATCCTGTTCCAACGCTCTGAGAAATGCCTGCAAGCGAGGGACAAACAGGAGGTGCGGATCGACATCCTAGAGCGTGCCATCTACGGGTGCCCGATCACGGACTGCCCGAACAAGCCCACATGGAAAGCGCCGAATACCACTACCCTGTCCTGCTCAATCAACGCACAAAAAACATTATGAAAAACTGGAGAACTACCTTTGGAGGATTGCTTGCTGCGCTTGGTCAAGGTCTTGGACTGAGCCTGCCCCCAGAATATATCTGGATTTCTCAGGCTTTGGTGGGTATTGGTGTGCTCGTCATGGGCTACAGTGCCGTTGACGCTAAACAATAACACCAATGAAACGAACCCTCTTCACATTATGCGCCGTAATGCTTTGCGGCACGCTGCCTTCCTGCATCAGTCTGACCGCAGAGATCGGGCTACCCGGCAACGGAACACCCGGCGGTTTATCCGGCAAAATTGGCGGCACTTGGTCTTGGCCGCTGCTGAAGAGCGAGGAACCTGCGCTGATCACTACCGAAGAGGCGTACAACATGGTCGCCAATGGTCCCGGCAAAAACCCTGTCCTTCCAATGCCATGAACGATACCGAAGACCTTACCTTTAAGGACCACCTCTGGTTGATCCTGTTCTCAGCGTTTGCTGTTGGATGGTTTGTTGCTGTGCTGATTCGGGCAAGTGCTGATGAGCCTAAGCCTTCACCAAGCCACAGTCGTTACCACGACGCCAGCCTTGACCTTGAGACCCAGCCGGTCACGACCACGCAGGCATACTACGAGCGGGAAAAGGCGACTGACAAATGAACTACTCCTTCGACCAGTACTTTCGTTGGTTGCTGCCTTGGGAAGGGACGGTCTACGAGAACGTGCCCGGTGACCCAGGGGGACCAACGAAGTACGGGATCGATCAGCGTAGTCACCCAACGGTCAACATCCGCGCACTGACCGAAGCGAAGGCCAAAGCGATTTACCGGAACGATTACTGGCGGGCAATCGCAGGCGACCAATTGCAAACCAGAACCGCATGGGCAGTGATGGACAGCTCCGTCAATTGTGGGACTAAACAAGCCGTGCGGTGGCTGCAACGCGCCTTGAATGTCGAGGACGACGGGAGACTAGGCCCGGTGACCTTGGCCGCAGCAGCGGCATCCCCAGACGGTCCTGTGGCGATGTCAGTACTGCGCCAGCGTGGCGACCACTACCTTGCACTCGGCAAGCGTCCGCAGTTCCGCAAGTTCTTGAAGGGCTGGCTGAACCGCAACGAATCACTTCGCAAAGTCCTCACTTAAATACCATTATGCAATTTACCGTAAACGCTTCAGCAAACAACCAAGCCATCGTTTTTACCCCGCAGCTTGGCCAAGGCAAGCTCCTGCTTGAAAACGTCAGCGCCACCGTTGCCTGCTACTTCCACCAAGGGCATTCACTTAACTCGGCGCTGGTAGCCAGCGGAGCGGAACCCGGCACGGTCACCGTCAACACGGAGTCTGCTGCCCATACGGCCAACTCCTCCCGGCTTGCTGCTGGCGAGTCCATTGTTCTGGACTTTACCAACGCAGTGCGTGTCCACTCCGGTGCGGCCAACGTCGCAATCACAGTCAACGCCACTCCACTGACCTAGTATGCCAGCATCCGTTCCATCCGTTCCGTCAATCAAGGGCAAGGGCAAACTTGGCATTGGCATTCGTGCGCCGATTGCCTCCGCTGGTGGAATTTACCGGCAACCAGACGGCACTTCCCGCTACTTGCGACCAGACGGAACCTCAATCTACACTCGCCCCTAAAATATGCCTGACTTAATTGTATCTGGAAACGTAGACACCATGCTTGGTGCAGCCAACAACGCTGCGATCAGATCCGCCATCGGCCTAGGCCAAACGGACGCGCCGACGTTTAATAGCTTAGGGGTCACCAACACCGCAACAGCTAACGTATTTTCAACCAGTGCTGCCGCGTTGCAAACAGCCGGTTACCTTGGAGTTGCCCGTGCCATTAATTTAATCGACACGGCTGGTATTTCATGGTCGAGCACTTCGACACTTTTGGGTGCGACTGGCACAAATCTATTGCAAGACGCCGCCGGAATCCTAGCCCAGCGGAACGGGACCGTTAAACAGACCTTGCGAATCTACAACACCTACACCAGCGCCAGCATCTACGAGCGGGCCGTGATGGATTGGAATGGTCCGACTCCGGGCAACCTACAGATCGGGACTGAATTTCTGGGTAGTGGGAGCGGGATGGCGGCGCGTCCGATTGATTTTGTGACTGGTGGGGTGGTGCGGATGTCGATTGCTGCGGCGGGTGCGGTTACGGTAGCGTCTGATTTAACGCTCAGTGGAACTTTCAGCCTGCGCGTAGGTGGGATTCTTCAAGCTGGTGCTAATCAGGGAATCCAATGGGGGACCACAAGATCAGTCATGGCCTCATCCGGCGATGGGCTTATTGAGTTTTACAACTCTGCCATCAATGGTTTTAATCGTCTAAATCTTGGCGGCACCACAAACTCCGAACCAGCAATCGCCCGTGATGGCGCAGGCATTAAATTCACGGGAGCCGCAGCAGGCTCAACGTCTTGGATCAAGGTGCCTGCCGTTGCCGTATCTGCACTCCCTTCCGCATCAACTGCTGGCGTGGGTGCTCGCTCGTTTGTCAACGATGCCCTGACTCCGGTTTTCGGTAGCGCAGTGGTTGGTCTCGGCAGTGTCACAGTCCCAGTCTACAGCACCGGCTCCGCTTGGAACGTCGGCTAATAACAATCCCACACATGACCCCAACCTACAAACAAAACCTAGTCACCAGTCGCAACGCCAACCTCGCCGAGCAGCATGATCTGCGGGAGCGGCTCAAGCAACTGGAGTCCGAAGAGACGCAGATCAAAGGCGCAATCGCCATCCTGACTCAAATAGATCAAGCCGAAGCCGACAAGGCCAAGGCTGAATCACAACCCACCACCTAATAACACATGGCCACTATTACCATCCCCCTCGATACTCCGGCAGAACGTCCAGAGGTTCCGTCTAAGACCTACAACGAAATCTACATCATGGACCTTGCCATTTCGGCGCGGTCTATGGGGGAACAAGACAGCATCTATGTTGAGTATGTCCCATTTGACCAGGCTACTGGCGACCGGCTTCTTTCGGATCGGCGGGAAGTTCGCCTGCCATTTTGGGAGGCTGTGAACGCGATTCCTTCCGCTGCGGAGGCTTTTGCTGCGGTTGCGTTGTGTTTGCCGGATTTGATTGCTTATCAGGCTGAGAAGAATAAGCCGGTCGAGCCGGTGGTTCCTGCTGAGTAAGTTCATCGTCCCAGCCCTTGAGTGGTTCCGACTGCTCAAGGGCTTTCTTTTGCCCATGTCCTAAAAAGACTTTAAACAGTCATTGACGACTGCAATC